GGCTTGCCTATCCAATACCATCCAGCCCACAAGATAGTGACCTCGATGAGGAAACTAACGTACCTGATTCAGCTTATGAAGCTATTATCTGTAGTCTAGCGATACGTCTAGCACCAAGTTATGGCAAAACAGTGATGATTGAAACCAAGACCACTGCCAAACAGGGTTATGACATCTTGCTACAACGTGCAACATTCCCACTTGAACAACAATTACCAGCAACCATGCCAGCAGGTTCAGGTAATAAACCTTGGAGAGTATATGACGATCCGTTTATCAGACCGCCATACAATCCAGTTGATGCTGGCCCAGACGGCCCACTTGAATATAATTAAGGATTATCATGCCAACCATTAATCAATTACCAGTTCTTAACACAATCTCAAGTGGTGATCAGTTACCTGTTTACTCACCAAACAATGGTGATGCACGTAGAACATCCATTGGTAGCTTGCTGACATTCTTTCAACAGAGCTTTGCATCACCAACACTATCAACTAATTTATATGTGCCAGCGACTGGTTTTAATATCACAGTCCCTACACCAGTAAGCAATGACCAATGGATGCTATTGCAACCTGCTGGAACGCTTGCTGCTGGAACTATTACATTACCGCTTAACACTGGTGTGCCTGATGGCACTACGGTGCTTATAACAACCACACAAGAGATCACATCATTAACCCTTGCGTTAAATGGTGCGTCTGCTATTTTTGGTGGCGTGACTTCATTGGCAGCAGGAACGGCTACAGCCATTCGTTTCTATCAGCCAACCAACTCATGGTATCAAATCAATGCTGAGACAGTTTACGCTGCTGGCATACAAACATTCTTAGCTACACCATCAAGTGCAAACTTACGTGCAGCAATGACTGATGAAACAGGCACAGGCTTATTAGTATTTAACACTAGCCCAACACTTGTAACTCCTATTTTAGGCACACCAACAAGCGGCACATTAACTACTTGTACTGGTTTACCGATTGCAACTGGTGTATCAGGTTTAGCTGCAAACGTAGCAACATTCTTAGCAACACCTACAAGTGCTAACTTAATTGCTGCTGTAACAGATGAAACAGGAACGGGTGCGTTGGTATTTAATACAAGTCCAACATTAGTAACACCTGCATTAGGAACACCAGCATCAGGTGTTCTTACAAGTTGTACTGGTTTGCCCATTGCGACTGGCGTGTCTGGTCTTGCTGCTAATGTTGCAACATTCTTAGCTACACCATCATCAGCTAACCTTGCTGCGGCTCTTACAGATGAAACAGGCACTGGTGCTAATGTATTTGCTACTGGCCCAACATTTAACAATATCAACGGTTCTGTTCAAGCATTAAGTGGCCCAGGCGCAATTAATTTAACAACATACTCAACTGCCTTTACATCAACGGCTGCTGGCAATGCTTTAACACTTGCTGATGGCGCACAAGGTCAAATTAAGAACATCGTCTATGTTGCTGAAGCGGCTGGTGGTGATACTGGTGTTTTAACTCCAACTAACTTAGGTGCTGGCACGACCATTACATTCAATGCTGTGGGTGATAGCTGTCAATTACAATTCATTGGCACTGACTGGTGGGCAGTATCACTTAGAGGCGCAGTGTTAGCTTAGGAGAGCATTATGCCTGTTAAAAAATCTACAGTTAATAAAGCTGGGGTTTATACTAAGCCAACCATGCGTAAGGCATTGTTTGAGAAAATTAAGGCTGGCACTTCTGGTGGTGAGCCAAACGAATGGTCTGCTAGAAAAGCGCAACTTTTGGCTAGAGAGTATAAAGCCAAGGGTGGCGGTTATAAATCATAACTGGAGTGCATCATGCGTTATTTGCCGAATGGTAAGCCAAGCATCCCAGTTAATAAGCCCAATAAAAGCAGGTTAGCTAAAGTTCCACTTAAGGCTAGGAAAAAATGAAACCTTCACAAAAAAGTCTAAAAGATTGGGGCAAGCAAAACTGGCGTACTAAGTCAGGCAAGCCATCATCTGTGACTGGTGAACGGTATTTGCCAGAGAAAGCAATCAAAGCATTGACCTCTGCCGAGTATGCTGCAACAACCAAAGCCAAGCGTGAAGGTACAAAGGCAGGTAAGCAAACAGTAGCGCAACCTAAAAAGATTGCTAAGAAAGTGGCGAGGTTCAGATGAAATCACCTGCATGGCAAACTAAAGCTGGGCAAAATCCTAAAGGTGGATTGAACGCTAAGGGCAGAGCCTCGTATAACAAAGAAACTGGTGGCAATCTAAAGCCTCCAGTTAAGTCTGGCGATAATCCTCGCAGAGCCTCTTTTCTAGCACGTATGGCTGGCAATGCTGGCCCTGAGTATAAAGATGGTGAGCCTACTAGACTGCTGCTATCGCTAAAGGCTTGGGGCGCAACCTCTAAAGCCGATGCAAAGGCTAAAGCCAAAGCAATCACCACACGCAATAAAGCTAAAAAATAATGCAAATCCCTATCCTAAACGGCATCTTTGTTGATAACACACCAGAGTTACGCACTAGCTATCCAGTCAATCTAGTACCAGTTCCTAAAGACTCTGGCATTAGCGGTGGATTCTTACGCCCAGGCGATGGCTTAGTGGCAAATGGAACTGGCCCAGGCATTGATCGTGGTGGCGTAAACTGGCAAGGTAACTTATATCGTGTCATGGGAACTAAGCTGGTAGAGATTGATGCTGATGGTGCTGTGACCACATTGGGTGATGTTGGTGGCCCAATAACAGAATATGTGACGTTTGATTATAGCTTTGACTTACTAGCCATCGCATCTGGTGGCCGTTTGTATTACTGGAACGGCACAACCTTAGTCCAAGTAACTGACCCAGACTTAGGGGTGGTGTTGGATTTTGTATGGGTTGATGGTTATTTTATGACCACCGATGGTGAGTTCTTAATTGTTACTGAACTAAACGATCCGACACAAGTTAATCCATTGAAGTATGGCTCATCTGAAGTTGACCCAGACCCTGTGGTGGCTTTGCTAAAACTACGCAATGAAGTATATGCACTGAACAGAAACACCATTGAGGTGTTTGATAACGCAGGTGGTGAGTTCTTTCCATTCCAGCGTATTGATGGCGCACAAATACAAAAGGGTGTGATTGGCACATTTGCTTGCTGTGTCTTTGTAGAGAACATAGCTTACTTAGGCAGTGGTCGTAATGAAGCACCAGGCGTTTACCTTGGCGCAAACGCAACTGCTAATAAAATAAGCACACAAGAGATTGATAATTTACTGATGGAATACACAGAGGTTGAACTTGCAAAGGTTAAGTTAGAGGCTAGAAACGATAAGAACCACCAGCACCTGTATGTTCATTTGCCAAACAAAACCATAGTATTTGATGCTAGTGCTACAGCAGTATTGGGCAGCCCTGTATGGTTTACCCTAACAAGCACCATTGTAGGCTTTGAGCAGTATCGTGCTAGGAATATAGTTTGGGTTTACGACAAGTGGCACATTGGCGATCCGCAAGACAATAACATTGGTTATTTTGTGCAGGACATTGGCAGCCATTGGGGACAGCAAGTGCGATGGGAGTTTGGCACATTGATTGTCTATAACGAAGGCAGGGGCGCATTGATGCAGCAACTTGAGCTTGTTAGTTTAACTGGCAGTATTGCACTTGGTAAAAACCCTAAGATAAGCACCAGCTACACAGTCGATGGTAAAAAATATAGCCAAGAGAGAGCTATATCAGTTGGCATGGTTGGTAACACGACAAAGCGCATAGCATGGTTTCAGCAAGGACACATGAGAAACTGGCGCATACAACGATTTGTGGGTGATAGTGATGCTCATGTATCCTATGTAAGATTAGAAGCGCAACTAGAGCCATTGGCGTATTGATATGGCGCAGAAACTAAACCTTACACGTGATCAGCTTGCTAGTTTTTTACAAGACTTTGAGCAGATAAGACAGTTTGAAAGATTGTTTGCTGTTGTTGATCAGGTTCAACCAAGCGCAGACACGACAGGTATCAGCATCGAGGCTGGTATTGCAAATGCAACTGCTAATGACGCATTGGCTCAAATTATTAGACTTGCACAAGACACAGCCGTTAATGGCGATAACAAAGGTGTTCAGGCTTTAGATGCTTTTGCACGCATTTCAAATACACTAGAGATGCTGGCACTAGCACCAATACATAATAATGTAGAATTATCACATGATGTTAATGGGATATTACCGTATGCAAACCAAACCGCTAGAGTGCGATCAAATCAGGTGCTAACATGGCTTTCGATGTAATAACCCCAACCAAGCTAGGACAGGCTGCCATCACTGTAGGCGTTACAACGCTTTATACTGTACCAGCAGCCACACGCACATTGCTTAAAGAGTTAAGCATTGCTAACACGACTGCTGCTGCTATTAACGTGCGAGTGTTCTTAGTTCCATCAGCAGGTGCAGCAGGAACGGATAACGCATTTTTATATGATGTGCCTGTACCTAACAACAATGCTTTGCAATATGATGGCATACAAGTAATGAACGCTGGTGATACAATTCAAATTCAGGCGGCTGCTGGTGGTTTAACAATTACCGCTAGTGGCGCAGAAGCGGTTTAAGGAGATACAAAATGGCAGTAATAGCAAAACCACTCATTGGCTCTAAACAAATGGAAGCGGCACAGACAACGCAATATACTGCGACTAACTGCACAGCCATTATTGATAAATTTACAGCTACCAATACTACAGGTTCAAACGCATTAATTAGCGTTAATCTAGTGTCATCTGGTGGCACTGCTGGAACTACTAACCTGATTGTAGATGTTAGAGCCATTGCACCAGATGAAACTTACACATTCCCAGAGCTTGTTGGTCAAGTATTGGCTGCTGGTGGATTCATTTCAACAACTGGCACTGCCACTGCTTTAACGATTAGAGCATCAGGCAGAGAGATAACTTAGGAGCTAACATGAAAGATTTTCTAGTAATGCCTAAAGGCTTTATGGGATTACCTACTGAGGAGGAGTTTGTAACCACCGCAGAGAATAAAAAGAACTTTGCTATTGCGGTACAGGATTGGAACTACGGCCCTGAAATGCCAAGCAATGACCCAAAAGAAAACAAAGAGTTTTATGCTGCTTTAGCAGAGGCTATGCAATGTGATGAAAAAGACGCTAGACGTAAGCACTGTTCTAACTGTGAGTATTATGACAATAGCTTGATGACACAGGTTAAGATTGAACGCATACCGATGGCTGGATATGACGAGGGCTATGGCTTTAGAGGTCACTGTGAGAAGTTAAACTTCATCTGCAATGATATGCGAGTGTGCCAGGCTTGGGAGGATAGAGAGG